TGATCCATAAGTTCCTGCTGTTACTCCAGAATTAGCAATTGCAATCGTTACTGGAGCTGAACCATTAAATGATGTTCCAGAAAGCCCCGTTCCAATTGTCAAAGTGCTCGTGGTGCTTGCAGTGACAGTTGTTGATCCACCTAAACTGACAGAGTTTCCATTGATTGTGATGGAACTATTTGCAAGTTGAGCATTGGTAACGTTACCACTTAAAGATGTAGTCGGAATGGTCGTTGAAGACGTCATTGCCCCCGTTCCATTGCCGTAAACATATCCAGATAGCGTTGCGGCACCCGTACCGCCATTCGCCGCATTTAGCGTACCGCTAAGTACAATATTTCCGTTAGTCGGAGTAGAAGGAGAAAGACCAGTCGTGCCCGCGCTGAAGGTAACTACCCCGCCGGATAGCGAAAACGTCCTCCAAGTACCCCCGGAGTACCCTTCGAATACGGTCGTGTCGGTGTTGAACCGCATCATACCGTTTTGGCCAACACCTTGCTGTGCTGTGGAGCCTTGTGGCAATGTAACGGCTTGTGTTCCGGGCAGGATGGGATTAGTTGCAATGGCAAAAGTAGGTGTTCCGACACCATTTGGATTTGCGATCGTGATCTGGTTAGTCGTCCCGGCCATGGTAAAGGTCGAAATAGCGCTTCCGGTGGTGGATAAAATGCCCGTTCCACTTACTCCGGCGAGCGATGAGACTATTCCGGTGAGTGTGATTGTAGGATTTCCGGCAGATCCATTAGCGTTGCTGATGCTCAGACCGTTTCCCGATACTGCAATGCTTCGCGCGACCATTGTGGTCCCCGTGGATTTGACGGCAAACCCGTTGCCCATGGCCTCCAAAGATCCGCTAGCACCATTTAAAGATATCGTGTAAGGCCCTTGAGCTCCTCCGTCGGTGAGTCCAAGGCCAGTAGAGGCCGCCAAATATCGGGCATTCGATAAACCACTAGTGGACCCAGTAACGAGAAATGTGTAAGGTAAGCTCGGGGAATTCGCGATCGCCCCAGTGGTGACGTGCACGGTTACCCCGTTTTGCACCACGGGTACGAGTTCGGTCCCAGTGACCGTTCCACCGGCGGGTAATTGGGTTATCGTTACATTTGCCATGATTAGGGACTCAGGTTATCCAGATTTCCATTGTCTTCGGGGATTTGCGTGTTTTGCTCGGGAGAGATCTCGTAGTTTCCGTACGGCCCCGTAATTATAGCATCCGGATTGGTAGCTACGGAAGTATCTGGTCGTGGAAAGCGAATTGTGATTTTCTCAGTCTGCCGAGCGGGTAGTCGGTAGGGATCAAACTGGTCCGCGCACCCCTCGTTGCATACTTGAAGCCCCGGAAAATTGGGGTCTCGGCGCATCACCGAATGCGCGCGTTTCATACGACACCGGTCGCATATCGCAATGGCGATATCTGAATTACCTCGGGTGTCGAGAAACAGTGGCATCGGCTACCTCGTATATACTGCGATGTTAGGTGCGAAATAAATCGGTGACTTATCGCGTTCCTCTTGCTCGGCAAGCATCAGGTATTTCTCGGCTTGAGCTTCTAGATACTGTATCTTCGCTAGGTCCACACCGGGCAATTCTTGCGCCATCTGGTGCGCGAGCATACATTGGACCGCCAAGTACCACCTCTGAGGTATTTCTATCTGCCCGGAAAGTGCTCCGACATCCTGTATATACCGCGAGTACCACACCGTCATCTGAATAAATGGGTCGGATGGAGTGGGCCACAAGTACATCGTGGGCTGATTAATAGTACGATCAAACCAGAATTGATACGGTTGATTAGCAGTAAAATTCTTATTGGGTAAGTTGGTATAGTCGTCGCGGTTCAGACGGGCCATCTGAATCTCGGTGCTATTATTACCCACATAGAATTCACGAAGCGCAAGGGTGGTACCTCCCGTGGCCCGGACGCGGTATCCGATACAGTTCTGCCCGGGGTCGATATCGTACCATAGCCACTGCATATCGGTGACGGTTACCGTGCCTATATTGTACAGGGTGTTCCACGTGGATCCATCAGCGGAATATTCCAGAATCAGGTTCCAAGATGCACTGCCGCCGCCGGAGACGTATGGTAGGATACCAATCGAACCCGCGTAGACTGGGTTACCGGTTCCATAGTTCACCGAGATATTACCGTTGGGCGAAGACTGCTGAGTGTAGGTGGTTACATTACCATCAAACGCCAGTGCCGCGTTGCCGCCATCGGATGAACCGTCGCCACCAGAGGGACGATTGAGACGCCGGTAAAGGACATTTAATGCATCGATAGCACCGACTGGCAAAGGGTAGATATACTGGTCAGCGTTAAGGCCAATAACTTTCTTTTCGATTGCCCAGTAGTTGATACCGATATTGGCTAGATTAGAGAGGACATAGTACAGGCTTTCTTTAGCCGAGTTAATTTGCTCGTCCGTCAGCTCTTCCGCGAGTTTGCCCGCACGGCGAGCACCGTGGTCGATCAGGTCTTGAACGCTGATTACGGTTTGGCCTACAGTACCCGATGTGCTCATGTTACCATCCTGGACAATTCCAACGTTTCATCGAAGCTCGTGCCCGACTACCCTTTTCGCTTTTCCTTGCTACTGGGCCCATTCGAGCGCAAAACGAATCGCGTCTCGCGCCACCTTCGGGCTGTGGGGCTTTAAGATGCGAACCTGTAGCCGCATTATACTTGGCCCGCCCTTTCGCTGTCAACCCCGCGCCCTGTTTAGCAGGAAGCTTTTCACCCCGGCCAATGGCTAGACTGGGGTTCTTCATTTAAAACCCGGGACACTTAGGATTATGGTCGCAGGTGGACATCTTGCAAGTCTCGCCACCGCGCTTGAATTTGTGCGCTTTTTTGTCGGCTTCTACAAAATGCTTACCTACTGATGGCGCGATGTCCACTTTTTTAGCGAACTTGGGTGAATGCGCAATGGCTTCCATGAACGCGTGCTGTTTTTTTGAATGACTTGGCATGATTAGGTTCCTACTCCAGTAACGGTGTTATTTGCTTGAATCAACTTACCATTTACGACCAAACCCGCTCCAATAGTACCAGAGCTTGCTTTCAATTGAAATTGAAGATCAGTTTTTTGGGTATATTTAAAAGGATTGGGTCTTGTGATAGTAAAGATTGATACAAAAGGTTGTTGCAATACGCTTAATGTAACACCAGTCACATTATTTGTGGCTTGCACGTTATAAGTGACTATCACACTACTTGTATAGCTGTTGCTAGTGTTGATTTCAACTTGGTCTAAATAAAAATCATAATTTGCAGGCACGCTGTACCAAGCATTTTGACTTTTACCAATACCTACGTTGATTTGACCGTAAGTGGTAGTACTCACTTTAATTGTAATCTGACCTACATTGGTAGTCTGACCAGATGCAGGAGCAGTTAAAAATAAATTATTAATCCTCAAATAACTATTCACGGTGGTTGTTCCACCCGTTGCGATGGTTACTGTTTCTTGTATTTGATTCCAGTTCGCATCTAATCCAACTACAAGAACTGTAGCTCCGTTGTCAGTAGCAGAATTACTTGCTACCGTCATGGTTGATGCTGATGCAGGAAAAACATACGCAGATGCATTTTCCCAAACTGCAATTGATGTAGTACCGACAGAAGGTTGATACCCAAAAATACTTACTGTGCTATGACCATAAATTTGACCACGAGCTACTTGCAAATCAAACGGCTCGTAGGCCCCCATGCGCGTGACTGAAGAAACGATACCGTTACTCATGATTTATTCCTTAAAGAGCGAGGGCCGAAGCCCCCGCGATTCTTAAACCCGGCCGCCTTTTTTGAAGGTCCCGGATAATGCAGTAATAGCTACTGGTGGCGTAGGCTTTTTATGGCCTTGGGGCATTGCCACGGCACGGCCGGAATCGACCTTACCGCCCGTGGCGTAGTGCTTTTTTGCGTGATGACCACCATGCTTGAAGCCACCGGCATTGGACTCGCGAACTTCACCAGTCTTCTTGCCTACGACTCCTGCGGGAGTACCAACCACGTTACCATTCACGCCGCCACCGGGGACGGAATGACTGGGCATGTGGATACCATCTACTGCGCCACCATCTTTGTAAGCGCCACCTTCGCACATTTTGAGATGGTGTCTATGCATCTTCATGTGGTGAGCAGAACCACCCTTTGCATGGTGTTGCTTGAGGTGATGGATCGCTTGCATCATGTGGTGATGAGCATCATGGTGCGATGCCTTGTGGTGACCACCCTTTTTGAACCCACCGGCATTGGACTCGTGAATCTCTCCAGTACCATGAGCGGTATCGGGTTTAGCCTCTACGACTTTGGTATTCTCGAATTCACCTACACGACCACCCGCTTTAAATGCGTGGTGCTTGTGGTGTCCACCCTTCTTGTAACCACCGGCGTTTATCTCGTGGATATCTCCAGTGCCGTGCGCGGTGTCCTTTTTGGTGGTGTCCATTTTAGTGTTGACGAATTTACCAACGCCGCCCTTTAGTGTAGTGCGTGTCTCGGCTTTATCGATCATACCACCGTCGGCTTTGTGATGGACTTTACCGCCCTTCTTCAAACCATGGTGAGCTTTTGAAGCTGTCTGGTGCTCGTGATGCTTAAGCTCTTTCTCGATCTTCTTCATCTCGTGCATTTCGGCTTTGTGCTCTGCACCGCCTTCAGCGTGGTGCTTGTGGTGTCCGCCTTTTTTCATCATTGGGCGGGCAGTCATTGGAGCAGGAGCGGCGCCAATCATTGGGCGACGACGTGTGGCCACGGCTTTTGCGGCACCGGGATTGCCCATTGCGGGGCGAGCGATTCCGGGAGCACCGGCAAGAGCGCCCATAATGCCGCCATCCATCATATGATGCATGGGCTTGTGGCCATGGTGCTCTTTACCTTCGTGCTTGCGATTGACGTGTCCACCCTTTTTGAGCTTGAGTTCAACTGTGGGCTCGGTGGTCATCATTTTGACCATTGGTTTGAATTCGGCCATGATTTAAGCTCCTTTAAGCTTGGGTAACGCCGAGCGCACCTGTGCGCGTAGCATTGGGACCGGAAGCGATTGCAGGTACTGCAATGGCGCACACCAAACGCTTAGTGCCATCAGTAGCACTAGAAGGCTTGTATGTGCCGCGTACATCACCGGTGGTGGATGAAGCTGTCGCAGTTATAGCGGCGGCAAATGTTCCGGCATCGTTATCTAGTGTGTTATTCCACACGTTGCTGATCAAATAGCCGGCGTCGATAACGCGCACTGGAAATCCAATAACATCGCTAGTGCCGATTACGCAAGCAGTGGCTGAACCGGCAATAGTAGCGCCAGAGACCTGGTAGAAAGCTTTTTTACCGAATACCGCGGTACCGGCAATTGCAACTGTGATCGTCTCAGTCATTGCTTGGCCGTAGTAGTCGTAGCCACTAACGGTAAAAGCACGAGCTGTGGTCGAACAGTTGACTTGCAATGCACGGGGTACGTCCAACTGGATAACTGTAGTACCATCGTTACGCACGACAGATGTAGTTGAAGTGCCGGCAGTCAAAGTGATTGCACCCGCGCCAGATGCGGTTTGCGATGCGGCCACATTGGCTGTTTGCAATGTTTGTGGGATTGTGTCCCAAATATAGACGCGACCAAGAGGACCGACGCCCAAAGACACTGGGGAGGGATCACCGAGGAGTGCGTTACCACTGGCGTACATGGTTGTGGCCGAAGAAACGGTAGACGAAGCACTCAATGTGTAAGTGTTCTGTCCACTTGAATTCTGGCCTGCATATGCAGTGATGTAAGTGCCCGCTGTGACGCTAGATCCAGTGATGTACTGGCCGACGACCAATGTATCACCCGAAAGCGCGTTCACTACGGTAAGTGTAGTAGATGCGATCGTAGCAGAAATTACTGACGTCGCGGCTTGTGGACCCGTACCCATGTACGTAGTACCGTTACCTAAAAACAGGTCATCTGAAAATTGAGGCATTGTCTTTCTCCTTGAAAAGCTTAGACAAATTGTAAGTGCGGGGGTTTAAGGCACCCCCGCAAAACCTTTTAGACGCCTGCTGTACCGTACATGGCACGAGGATCTGTAAAACCAACGTCGTAACGCTCTGTCGCTTTGTAACGCATAGAGTCAGTTTCGAAATCGCCTTCCATGGTCTTCTCCAGAGCGCGGCGCATTAAGAGCTTCATGCCCTCAGGAGCGTCGGTCTGAACCCACCATGCTGATGCTGATGTCAAACGTGACAACACTGCGGCGCCTTCATCGAGCAAACCAATGGATTTCACTGGGTTGATATCGTTGTTAGCGGTACCGGTGCGGAGCACTGATTTGAGCAACACTTCGGCTTGGAAAATGTTACCTGGAGCCACCACCAACTGGCGGGGAACCAAGCGAATTTTCTTACCGTTGTTGTCCACTGCTTGACGAATTTGAATCAACATCTGTTCGAGAGATGTCTGAGACAAGTTAGCGGCTGTGGATAACTGGTTACTAAATGTGCCGTTCACGATTGGGTGAGATGTGCTAATCAAAGGCACGCCGTCACCACCGGGATAGGAGCTGTTGAAAGCAACGTTTAAAACGTTAGCTGACAATGTCTCTTTAGTCTCGATGAGTGATTGCGCCAAATGCTTAGCGTACACCTGACCAATACGGATGTGGTCACCATCTTCCACCAAGACTTTTGTCAATGCAAACGCAAGTCCATAGACTTGGTAAACATAGCGCTTGAGGAAGAGTACACCACCTTGCTGATAGGTAACGGGAGTACCATCAGGCAAAGCAGGTGCGGCGCCAAATCCATACAGGACGGGCTCTTCGTGGTAGTTACGTGGAATACCATTTTCCTCACGGAAAACGCGGCTCCACTCGTCTTTACGTTGGTCGTACACACCATCGAAGCATTCGTTGAGAATAGGTTCAACAATACTTCTAAAGTCCGTACTTCGCATTGGTGCGGCCATGGTCTAACCTCCTTATGCAAATGCAGTAAATGCACCAAACATCTGGCCGTAGGCGACTACAGCACGGACGATGGTATACGCATCACCCCAAGCATTTCCTGCATAGGGGGCCAAATCAACGATTCTCATCTGTCCTTGTGTTGAATTTCCGACCAAAGAGGCGGACAATGTGCACTGGGACAAACCAGTCGTGGTAGAACCTGCGGCTAGATTCGCTGTAGTGAAGTTAGCTTCGTTACCGATAGCTGTCTGCGCTACTGAACCGTCTGCCTGGATTTCGTACACGATGTTTTGATCATTGTAGAAATAAGCGACGCATGATCCAGTGATATAGCTCGTGTTAGCGGGCCAATAGTTGGATACACGACGACGACCTGTTGTATCTGTCCACTCAACGCCATCAAAAGCGCCAACGAAAGCTTCAGTACCTGTCACGGGGGCAATTACGCCACCACTAGCCACGTACTTGACTGGTTGACCCTTGAGAATGGCAGTATTGTATGCAGAAGGAATGCCACCGGCTAAGGCCTGTGCGCGATCCAAACCAGAAGGATGGAACGCAGGGCGCATGCCGAATGGAGCACTAGTTGCTGACATAGTTGATTCTCCAATTCAAGTTCATGATCCGTTAGGTAAATACCGGAACGGGCTTGTGTTGTGCCAGTGAATCCAATCCGTCGCCTTCCACCTGACCTAAGCGTCTTCCGTTACTGTCTTTTGCACCCTGTAAGTTCTCAACCTGTACACGGATTTTGTCCGCTTCATCTTGAGGAGCATAATGGTGCAATTCTGCCATAATGTCTTGGTAGACATCGATTGGC